TTGACAATAGAGAAGATGCAGAAAAGTATGCAATTGCCAACCATGACAAGTTGATGGCAACTAAAAAAGAAGAAGTTGAAATTCATGAACAAACTCAATTCCAAGTTGTTTATACAAACAAGAAAAGTTCTGATAAAGGCCTTTACAGATTAGAAAAAGATAGAACTTTAGGAAAAATTTATAATCAAAGAGAAGCAGAGAAAATGATTAAAAAATTATCTGCTGATAAAAGAAATAGTGACTTTGAATATAGATTTGTACCAAAAGGTAATATTAATAGAAGTGGAGAAGTTGTTACTCCAGTCGATTTTTACAAAGTAGGTTTCAAAAATCGTAAAGAACAAGTAAGTTCACCATCAAAATATATTGATATTTTAAACAAATTAAGAGAAGAAACAGAATATCAAAAGTTTTTTAAATCTGCAATGAAAAAGTTTGGTGTAAAAAGTCCTAGTGAATTAGATGGCGATAAAGAAAAAGAATTTTATGACTATGTAGATAAAAATTGGAAGGGTAAAAATGAACCAAAGGAAGTTGGTGAAAAACGTAAACCTAATGGTAAAACATTGACGGGGAAACCTAAAGACAATATTGATGTAAATCCAAAAACTTCTGATATTAAAGCTGGTAAATATTAGGAAACATGAAACAATTTTATGATGTTAGGTATGCATATCTTTCAGAACAGAAGAATTCTAAATTACCAGAGATTTATATTGATTTAGATGGTGTTTTAGTAGATTTAGAAAAGGGTGCATTAGAAACACTTCTTGACAAGTATCCTAAAATTAAAAGTTGGTTAGAAGTTCCACAAGAAGATAGATGGAAGGTAATTAATAAAACAAAAGATTTTTGGAAAAATTTAGAATGGATGCCAAATTCAAGAAGACTTTGGAAAATGGTAAGTAAATATCCATCACATGTATTAAGTGCATATTCATCGAGAGATGATAATTCTAAGAGGGATAAATTAGTTTGGGTAAATAAAAATATGAGAGAATTATCCAGAAATAGAATAAACATAGTAAAAAGACAAGATAAACAAAAATTTGCAGTTGATAAGGGAAATCCTAATGTCCTTATTGACGACCACCTCAAAAATGTAGATGAGTGGAAAAAAGCAGGCGGTATAGGAATTTTACATAAAGATGTTAGTACTACTATACAACAGTTAAAAAAATTAGGATATAAATAACTATAAATAGAGTATAGAATAAAAGAAAAGGAGAGATTAAAATGGCTTTATGGGGAAAAACAAGTGGAACAGAGAGTAGACCTAAAAGTCTACCTATGGATTCTAATAGTGGTTATTCCCGTGAGTTTGTAACTGCAACAAGTAAAGGATGGGTAATGCAACCAGGTGTGGCTTCAGCTGCAACAGGGAACGATAATACAAGTGCTGACCCTGAAATTTTAGTTGCAATACGCAACCTTTCGGTAACTTTCAAATCAGGAAATCTATTATCAATAGACTGGACAGACGGCGCTTACGCTGATGCTGCAGACTTTGATTTAGTTCTAACATTTGATGAAAATATCACAGTTACGAGTGCAACTGCAACTGCTAACCAAACAGTAACTAACAAAGTTTACATTCTACTAAATGAGTTAGGTGCAACTGATATGGCATCTGACGGCACAATAGCTTGTCAATACTATTCAGGTTCAGGCACAAACACACTAACATTCAGAGGTAGAAGAAGTCAAACTGCTGCTGGTTATGTTGCGTTTTATGATAACTATATTCATGTAAACGGAACTGCTACAATGCAATCAGATAGTGAAACATTTGGTGGTATTTTATCAGAAACAGATGGTGGACAATCAGACGATAGTATCGTTTTAGATGCTTCATCTGGTGCTTCAGGTACAGTTAATGGTGCATTAACAGCTTCAACAACAGTTGTAGTTGACGGTGTATCAGGAACTATTGCTGTTGGTCAAGTAGTAACAGTAAATGGCGCAGGTAGTACACCTGCTGCTTCAATTACTGCTACAGAAGATAGTGATACTGGAATTAGTACAGATAACACACTAACAATCACAGCAGTTGAAGACCAAACTGAATTTACAGTTTCAGAACCAATTACAGTTGCGAATGATATTAACTTATTATTCTCTGCTGATGCTGGTGAAGGTTGCGAATTAAACGCAATTTCAATGTCATTAGAAGGTGCTGATGGCGCAACTAGTGTTGTTGATACAACGGCATACAGAACTGGTTTTGGTGTTGATACAATAGTAGGAAGAGTTGGATTGTTAGAAGATTCAGACCAATTCTTAGTAAATGAAGATGGTACTGGTAACAAGTTTAGTGCAGAAGAATATACTACTGACGCTTCAGGTTTAGTTGTTGAAACTAAAGTAGGTACAACTTCTGGAAGTGCTTCGGTACTTAAAGGCGTAACAATGTCATAACGACTTAGTAATGCTTATAAATAAGACGTGAGGGGGAGTTTTCTCCCCTTTAAAATCCCTTGTTAGAGAAAATTCAATAACTCGATACATGGGCTAAGATTCCCCGAATACATAAGGGGTAATTTAAAAAAAAGGAGACACAAAATGGCTGATAAGAAAATTACAGCATTAACAGATTTAGGTACTGGACCTGCAGCTGAAGATTTACTTCATGTTATAGACGACCCATCTGGTACACCTGTTAATAAAAAGATTAGTATTGCTAATTTGTTTAACAACTTTCCAACGTGGTTAGCATTCGACTCTACACCACAGGCAATGACTGCTGCTGGTGCAGTAAATGTTACTACACCTGTTACTACTGTTGCTTCAAGTGGTGCAATTGCATTAACACTTGCAGATGGTGCTATTGGGCAAATTAAAATTATTGTTTTCATTACAGATGGTGGTGACGCTACTTTGACACCAGCAAATATGAATGACGGAACTACGCTTACATTTGCTGACGCTGGCGATGCTGCGATTCTAATGTTCCTATCTTCAGGATGGGCAGTAATTGGTGCTTATGGACCAGGAACACCTGGCGCAGGCCCAACAATAGGTTAAGATTGCTTAAGAGTAATTAACAACCGCTGTATCATAAGAGATATGGTAAATATTCGTAGAGGAGATTCAATTCTCCTCTATAGGATAAAATATTTTAAGTGAGGTGATATAACAATATGATTGATAGAAAAAAAATTGAAGAACGAAAGGTTACATTGGAAAAGGATACTGAAACAATGGCAAACCTTATTGAAAAACTTGATAAAGAGCGAAACAATGCACTTACAAGAATAACAGCTTTATCTGGTGCAATTCAACAATGTGACCAATTTCTTCAACAATTAGATAGCGAAAGTGATGCCGGCAATAATGCCGACAGTAGCATTCCCGATAAGAAAAATAAAAAGTAGTTCTTACGGGTTTATAGGAGACAAATCAAGGTTGTACTCTTGCATAAGAGGAATTGAATTATGACGGAAAAACTGATTAAATATGGTGCTGGCGGAAAACCTATGGTTGATGAAAAACAAACATTGATTGAGGTTTCTCCCGAAGTTCCTGAAGTTACATCTACTAAAAAGACAGGTAGAAAGAAAAAGAAAGTTTTAACTGAAGTAATATCTGATGAATCTCCTAATATAAAATTAGAAGATTCTAATGATGACAAGGAAAATAAAAATGAAAAGATTTAAAAGTTTTGTAACAGAAGAATCACGTTCAGATTTGCCAGCATCTAGTGTTGGAGTTAATCCAGGCTTTGGTGGCGAAATGATTGGTGACAATATGAATCTTGCAGACCTTAGTAATGATATGGTTGTAAAAGAATTGAACTCATATGTTGGTTCGATTAGTGGAGAATATTTAAATCCATACCATGCAATCAAAAAATTACGTGAAGCATTGAATTCTGTGGGTATTGATTTTAATGTACCTACTTTTTCAGGCGACAATGGTGAAATATCTGAAGTGTTGATTGTTCATGGTGGTAAATTTGGAAAAACTGGAGAAGAAGCACCAGACGAAATAACAAATGACCCAACTGGACAAGCACACATGAGAGAAAATCCAATTAAGATTCATTTTACACACGATTTAAGTCCTGCTGGTTCAACTTTGTTGACTGCAAGACTTGGTGAATAGTAGATTTAGACTTTAACAAGTTGTGGTTTTATTATGTATGAGAAGATAACACAGGATAACTGGATGATGTTTGCTATTAAGCATTACAATAATCCAGAATGTGAAGGCGAACAAGAGTTTAAAGATGATTTAAAGAAATTTAAATACATTAAACGACTTCTTCGCAAATATTATGAAACAGGTAATTTAAAAAAGACCTTGTTATTGAATCATATTACACTTTTGATTAATGTGTTTGGTGGAGAAGTATCTGCAACTTTGTTATTGTTTAAAATAGATAGAAAATATTGGGGTGCATTAAAAGCATTTATGTTATTTTTAAATATATTAAGACCAGATGAATTACTTGATGTAGAAACTGATGAGGTGCTTTTAAAAGAATTAAAAGAGTTATAAAAATGGAAAAAAAAGTTACAACATTTAAAGAATTTACTTATTCACGACCTGAAACTACTAAGTTTCCAAAAAGTATAATGAAAAAAGGTAGTGATAGCCTACAAAGGTATAAAAAACTTGGCGGTGACTCAAATTTAAAAAAAGCTATGACTGATGCCGAAAAAATAGTTCCAATTAGACAAACTCCAAAACAATTAAGACAATTTCTTACTATTCTTAAAAAGAAGTATAAAGAATATGGTGGTAAGGATAAAGACCTTTTAAATTCCTTTACAGAAAAATTAGAACAAAAGATATCAGAATCATTTAAAGAAGATGTATTAACAGAAACTAGAAATCCATTCAAATATGACCATTCACTTTATGCCAGAGATAAGGATACAGCGCCAAGAAAACCATCATGGACAAGAATATCTGCTGAAAAAATGCTTGTACGAGGTGGAAGCGCACCAAAAGAACTTTTAGATTTATTTGTTAATAAAATGAATCAATCAAATAAAAGTGATAAAGAAAGTCTTGAATATGCAGTTAAGAAAGGAAATAAATCGAGTATGCTTATCAATTCTTTTAAAGAATCAATTGAAGAAGGATATAAACCAGAAGTTAAAAAGGCTGAGTCGGAACTTATAAAAAAAATACAAGCATATACATATCTACCAATATCTGCAAATGAAAGTGCAATAGATAAATCACTCAAACAATTAAAAGATGTAATCAAAAAATTAAAAGGTAAAACACGTACATAAGATAAAGGAAAATAGAAATGGGTTCAGCAATTGATTTATTTGTCGCATATCGTTTTATAAGGATTCTTACAACCCCTTTTGAAAAAACAGATGCATTTAAATTAGGTATCATAGACGATAAAGGTAATAGAATTAAAAAAGAAAAATCAACAAAACCTGCTGTTCCATTAAACACTTCCGAATTAAAAAACGCATATACTATTTTACATAAACTTGTTTTTAATATTAAAAAAATATTTGCGAAAGTGCCTGGCGTAAAAACAAAAGTAGGTACATATGCTGCTGCATTATTTTTACTTAAAGATACATTTAAAGAGAATTTTGAAGACCCAAGATTTATAGAAAAAACATTTTTGGAATATTTAAAAGAAAATTATGAAATAGATGATAGTATATCTGAAGAAGTCATTGGATTTGGAGAGATATTACCTAAAGGAGAGTATATACTTCAAAGTGATATTTTAAGTAAACAGTCAGAAGATATAGTTGCTAAAAAAGGTGATAAAGTTTTTGCGACACAAGATACTTCTCCTACAGATACTATTTTGGGTGTAGAAATCTTTTCTGTTATTCATGAAAAATCAAAAGAAACAATATATATAAGCTTAGAGGATATAAAAGAGAGATGAATAAGAAACCAAAATTTGCTGAAATAATGAAACGATATTATACTGATGAAACATTAGGACTCGAAAAACCTAAAACTGAATTGCCAGAAGAAGTACCAACAAACGCAACTGGTACAGCAGTATCAGGAACAGGTGATGATAGTTCTACTGTTCCAGTTCCACCGAAAAAGAAAAAAAAGTTTATTCAAATGGACGGTAGAATGAGAGAAGCTAAAAAATTTGTTGAACGTATCATGACATTAAGAGCAAAAAGAGAAGAAGCAAAAAAACAAAGACAGGTTAGTTAAAAAATGAAAAAAACTTTTAAGGAATATAGTTATCCTTATCTTCCTATTGATTCATTTAAACCCGAATCCGATTTAAATGCATCTACTCTCAATGCATATGGTTCTAGTGGTGCTAGTTATTTCGACACATATAAACCAATGGTAACAGGTCAAAAAAGAAAATTAGTATCTAAATCTCAACTAGACCAAGTTGAAAAGTATGCAGATAAAATTTTTAGGTCTTTAAAGATTGATATAGAATTTTCTAAACATTTTCTTGAAAGATTAAATGATGCAAGAAACAAAGAACAGATAACTACTAACGAATTACTTAGTTTATTTAAAAAATCACGACAAAAATATGGTACTAAAATAAAAGATATGGGTGCAAAAGCACAAGCAGTCATTGCTGATATGAATAGTGATGTTAATATACCATTTGTATTAACTATAGATAAAAAAAATAATGAATTAGATTTGATAGCTAAAACTGTAATGAGAAAAAAAGATTTTAAAACAAGTAATCCAGTACTAAGAGTAGAGAATTTTAAAAACTTTCAAGAATTTAATGAATTGTTGGATACAGTTCATAAACTTGATAAAGCAAAGAAACCAAATAATTCCAGATAAGAGATAATATAAATAGATAATACTATGAATAGTTATGCAATAGCAATGTGTATTATGATATCAGTATGGTATCTTTATACTGTGCATAAGTAAAAGGAGTTTGAAATAGAATGGGATTTAAAGTAATGATTATTATGGGTGTCTTAATGGCGACTATGGCAGGTGGATTTTATTTTTATTATAAGGATACGCAAAATCGTATTCAAATATTAGCAAAGAATAATGCTAAATTAGAATCAGCAGTTCAAACTCAACAAACAGCGATAGATACTCTACAACAAGATGCAGAGAAGTTTAATAAATTAAATCAACGATTGCAAATTAATTTAGATAATGCTGAAAAGGAGAAAGACGCATTATATAAAAAATTACAAAGACATGATTTAACAAGATTAGCATTAAGAAAGCCAGCATTAATAGAGAAGGTAATAAACAAAGCGACTAAAAAGGAACATGAATCTATAGAAGATTTAACTAAAAGACCAACGAGGTAATACATTATGGAAATAAAATCAGCATTATTAATATTGGGATTAATTTTTGGAGTAAGCGGTTGTTCATGGTTAGGTGGAACAAAAGATTTAAATATAAAAACTATTCAAGTTGATAGAAATATTCCTATTCAACCTTGGCCGAAACCAATATCAATGAATGGAATACATTTTTATGTAGTAACAGAAAAGAATTTAGAAGATTTTAAACAAAGATTTTTAAAGAAAAATTCAGAATTAGTATTCATTGCGATGTCTGTAAGAGATTACGAAAATCTTGCATTTAATGTTCAAGATGTAAAACGATACATCAAACAACAAAAGGAAATTATTATATATTATGAAATAGTAGCAGAAGGCACAAAGAAAGAAAAAATAAAAAAAGAGGAAGAATAAAATGGAACTAGATATAATAGCATTAGCGATGAAATTTTGGCAATGGACAATAGTGATTGCTTTAGTAATATTAGGTTGTGTTGTTAACCTATTTGATAAAAATAACGACAATAGAGTCAATTTTAAATATACAGAAATGCCTCATATGAAACCATTACCTATAAAGACAAAAGGTAAAGGTTTCTGGAAAGGTATCCTAATGTGGTTACTTGGTGTAAGACATTGGGAGATTGCAAAAGATTTTACTTTCGAACTTGAAGGTAAAAAATATATCATACCTAAAGGATTTGAATTTGATGGAGCTTCAATTCCGAAGTTTCTTCATACATTTTTATCCCCAATTGGTGTATTATTAATGGGGGGACTTGTACATGATTATGCTTATAAGTATCAAACCCTATTAATACGACCACCAAAGACTGGTTTAAAGAAACAAACTATGGGTATCATAACTCAAAAAAGAGCAGACGAAATCTTTAGAGATATTGGTATAGAAGTAAACGGTTTCTTTATTATGAATTACTTAGCATACTGGTCATTAAGACTAGGTGGTTTTATGGCGTGGAATAAACATCGTAAAGTCAATGCTAAAATTAAGTAAATTAAAAAGGAGTAATTTTATGAACTGGATAAACAATAGACTTAAAGAAAGAACATCATGGGATGGCGCAACATTAATTGGATTTGGTGTTGTTGTTGTTTTTTTTAGTCCCATTGCTAAGTTATGTGCATATGGCGCTATAATTTATGGTGCATGGACTTTGATAACTAAAGAAGACTAAATTAATTAAGGAGAACTGCTAACATGTCAGAAATGATTAAAGGAAATGGTACTAATGTATCATCAGACAAAAAGAATTTAGAAACAGCAATTGAATTTTTGCAACGAGACGTTGCAGATATGCAAAATATTCATATCAGATTAGACAAAGCAATTACGAAGATTATAGATGTATCAAATTCTATTCATATCATGTTAGCAGTTCATGAAGAAAAGATTGAACGACAAGATGAAATTCTTAGTGATAATTCAGCACAAATAGAAAACAAAAGAAAAGAATTAGCAACCGATATTAAAGAACTTCATAGTAGAATTAGTACAATTAATAGAGACTTATATGAAAGGATTACTAATACTGAACAACATATTATAAATGAAAACCAGAAAATTCAACAACAACTAAAACAACATATTGAAAGTTTAAAGGTTAACTTAAATGATAGAGTTAGTCTTTTGGAAAAATGGAGATGGTTAATCATTGGTGGTGCAGTTGTAGTGGGATTCATATTAAATAAATTTATAAAATTTTAATCTTGACATTTTCTTTTTTTTCGTGTAGTATTATAAGAAACGATTTGTTATGTACAACCATATTGATATAGAATTCATGAGGAGATTAGCTCCTCAATTAGAACAATTTAAAGAAAAGGGAAATCATCTTTTTAATTTTAGATGTCCTTATTGTGGCGATTCCAAAACAAGTAAAGTGAAAGCCAGAGGATATGTTTTTCAAAAAAAGAATGATTTCTTTTACAAATGTCATAATTGTTCGGTGGGAAAAACATTGTCTAATTTAATAAAATATGTTGATGCAGATTTGCACAAAGAGTATGTAATGGCAAGATATACATCTGGCGTTCATTCTTCTGAAAAACCAACATTTGATTTTAAACCACCAGAATTCAATACACACGACCAACTTATATTTGAAGATTTTTTATATCAACTTAAAACTTTTGATGATTTAAAAACTTCATCACACCCAGCAGTAAAATTTGTAGAAGAAAGAAAAATTCCACAAAAATATTATTCTCAATTATATTTTGCACCCGAATTTTTTAAATTTACGAATACACTTTTACCTAATAAGTTTCCATCACTTAATGGAGACCACCCAAGATTAATTATTCCTTTTTTTGATAAGGAAAATGTTTTCTTTGGTTATCAAGGCAGAGCATTTGGAAAAGAAAATCCAAAATATATTACTATAATGTTAAAAGAAAAAAATAAAATATTTGGTCTTGATAGAATTAATTCTAACCAACATATTTTTGTTGTTGAAGGGCCGATTGATAGTCTGTTTCTTGATAATTGTCTTGCTGTTGCTGGTGCAGATTTTAAATTAGATATGGATGAAAAAGATTATACGGTTATCTATGATAACGAACCAAGAAATGTAGAGATAATAAAAAGAATGGAAAAATCAATTGAACAAAATCAATCAATTGTAATTTGGCCTGACAATATTGAAGAAAAGGATATTAATGATATGATACTTTCTGGGAAAACTTCTGTTGAAATTCATAGAATTATAAGTAAGAATACTTTTTCTAATTTACATGCTAAAACTAGACTCATAAACTGGAAGAAAATTTAAGGAGATATAAACAAATGCAAAAAAACTTACCTACTCAATATCAACAATTTATTCATTTATCAAGATATTCAAGATGGATGCCTCAGGAAAATAGACGAGAAACATGGGAAGAAACAGTATCAAGATATTTTACTTTTTTTGAATCTTATTTACAAAAAATGCACAAATATAAAATGACAGATAAGTTACAGAAACAATTAAAAGAGTATATTTTAGATTTAAAAATTATGCCATCTATGAGATGTCTTATGACTGCTGGTGAAGCACTTGAAAAAGAAAACATAGCAGGATATAATTGTTCGTATGTTGCAGTAGATAGACCACAAGCATTTGACGAAATTCTTTACATTTTAATGAATGGAACTGGAGTAGGATTTTCTGTTGATAGACAATCGGTTAATAATCTTCCAGATGTCGCAGAAGAATTTCATCCTAGTGATACAAAAATAATTGTCGCAGATTCAAAACTTGGTTGGGCAAAAGCATTCAAAGAACTTCTTGCGATGTTATATCATGGACAAGTTCCAAAATGGGATTTAAGTAAAGTAAGACCAGCAGGAGCACCATTAAAAACTTTTGGTGGTCGTGCATCTGGGCCAGAACCATTAGATGATTTATTTAAATTTTCTGTTAAGGTAATGCGTAGTGCCGCTGGTAGAAAACTTACTTCTCTTGAATGTCATGATATTATTTGTAAGATTGCAGAGGTTGTTGTTGTCGGTGGTGTAAGACGTTCTGCATTAATTTCTCTTTCTAATTTATCTGATGATAGAATGAGAGCAGCAAAAACTGGAAGATGGTGGGAAACAGAACCACAAAGAGCACTTGCAAATAATTCTGCGATATATACTGAAACTCCAGATATGGGAATATTCTTAAAAGAATGGAGGTCGTTGTATGATTCTAAATCTGGTGAAAGAGGAATTTTTAATCGTGATGCTGCCGTTAGGGTTGCTTCTGAAAATGGTAGAAGACAAACTGATGGAATCGAATTTGGAACTAATCCTTGTTCTGAAATTATTTTACGTTCAAGAGAATTCTGTAATTTATCAGAAGTCGTGGTAAGAGCAGAAGATACTATGGAAACTTTAAAAGAAAAAGTAAAACTTGCAACCATTTTAGGAACTTTTCAATCTACATTAGTTAATTTTAAATATATTGCTAAAGAATGGAACAAGAATTGTAAAGAAGAAAGACTTCTTGGAGTTTCACTTACAGGTATTATGGAATGTCGTTTTACAAATGGTAAAGAAAGTGGTTTAGAAAAAAGATTACAAGAATTAAAACAAATTGCAATTGATACAAATAAAAAGTATGCAAAAGATATTGGTATTAATCAATCAGTTGCAACCACCTGTGTTAAACCATCTGGTACAGTTTCTCAATTAGTAGATTCTGCGTCTGGTATTCATACAAGACATAATCCATTTTATATTAGGACTGTGCGTGGAGATGCGAAAGACCCATTAACACAATTAATGATTGATGCTGGATTTCCTTATGAAGAAGATTATATGAACAAACATAGTATTGTTTTTTCTTTTCCACAAAAAGCAGATAAAGATTCCGTTTTTAGAACTGATATGAGTGCAATAGAACAACTAGCAATTTGGAAAATATATCAAGTAAATTGGTGTGAACATAAACCATCTGTAACTATTTCTGTAAAAGAAGATGAGTGGATGGCAGTTGGTGCTTGGGTTTATGAGAATTTTGATTATATGTCTGGTGTTTCTTTTCTACCTCATAGTGACCATATCTATAAACAAGCTCCATATCAAGATTGTACCGAGAAGGAGTACAACGAATTTGTAAAGAAGATGCCGAAAGATGTGGACTGGGGATTACTAAGTAAATATGAACTATCTGACCAGACTATCGCTAGTCAAGAATTAGCGTGTAGTGGGCCAGAGGGTTGTGATGTAACCTTTACTACTCCAACGGGAATCGCTGGTATATCTTAGTGCCAGAGCGATTTTAAAGGGGTATTAGGACGCTGTTAATATCGTCAAAGGTGTTTGTATCCTACCCCTTAAAATGATTGATTTGAAATGATAAAAAATGTAAATTTATATGGTAGTGGATTAAAAAAGGTTGGAATTGATTACTCGATGAGCAGTCCTGCGATATGTTTATCATATAACGAAGATGTATCTT